GCCGTCGACCTGCTGTTCCTCAGACATTTGCTACTCCTTGCGGGGGTTGTGCTCCGGGTCCAATCCGACCAGCCACGGCCCCCCCAGGCTGCTGGGGGTTGAAGATGGCGACATCGTCGGGGTTTGGAACCATTGCGGGAAGGGACTGTCCCATGAATGCAATCAGGGACTCACGATAAGACTTGAAGGAGTCCTGCACCTGCGGACTCGCCATGCTCATGGTTGGGCTCGCCATGAATGCGCTTAGCACCCGCAACTGCAAGTCGGGGCGCGCGGTGTGCGGAGTCAGCACGATCTGCTGCGTATTCGTGCCGTCGCCGTACAGCAACAGGATGTTCCGGATCACGCTCTCGTACGCGCTCTTCTCCTCATCCATCCACAGCGCGAAGTCGAGGCCTTCCTTCAGCGCAAACAACTTCACGCCCTCTGGATCCGTCATGCCAGCCTGAAGCAGACTCATCGCTTCCTGCTTCCGCACGACCTCGCTCTTGGGCGCGGTGTCCTTCACCGTGAAGCTAATCTGGCTGAAGTTGGGAATCGGGTTCTTCTTGAAGCTCACCGTCCCCTCCTCGGGGTCGATGATCGCGCCAGCAAGATCCAAGTTCAACTTGTTCACGGGCAGCGCACGCTGGCTCAGCAGCATCTCCCGGCTCGCCTTCGCCACCAGGCTCTTATACATCCCGCCGAACGCAGCCTGCACACCGCTGGTGGGGTTCGTCATCGCCTTGCTGATCTGCTCATCAAGGAACTGCAACCCGCTCGCGCTGTCCACCCGCCCCTTCTCCGCAATCAAGTCCTGCACCGGGCTCAGGCTGTCCGCAATGCTCTTCGCAAACTGCGCGACCTTACCTGGCACGTCACCGGCATTGAACGGCTGAATCACCATTGGACGGAAGTCATCGCCGATCAACGCGTCCTTGCTGTAGTTGACGTACCGCAAGCCCTTGCCGATATCCCGCATGACCGCACGTTCGTTGATGGTGCCCTGCGGCATCACCAGCACGCCGTACCGATCCATGTCCCGGATGTTGTTGAACAGGCTCTTGAGCAGCCGCTCCATCTCCCGCACAATGCCGAACATCAGGTCAAACAGACCCGCGCCGTGGAAGGTGCCGTTGTCCATGAACCGCGCGAATCCGATGGGGCAGTACACCTCCATCTCGCTCAGGTCCTTGTCCTCGAGCACCAGGTCGCCGCTCGTCAGCACGTATCGGCTGACCGTACCACGCGCCCCGTCCAGCCACAACTCCCGGACCTTCGCCACTTCCATCTCGTTGTTACCCGGTACGCCATTCAGCGCCCCCGTACTCGCACTCGACAGGATGTAGCCATTCCCCGGGCTGTCCGCAGGTTCCTCCATGTCATGGCCGTATTCCCAGCTCCAAGCATCCATTCGCTCCTTGTTCTTCTCTAGGACGCCCTTCCCGTACTTCTCTTGAAGGAACGTCATCGGTACCACTCGCTGACGGATAATGCCACGGGCCTTGCTGTGGTCCATGCCCAGGCTCGGGAACGGCATCAATTCCTTGGGATGAATAACCTCAAGATCGCTGGTCAACCCAATCGTGGGATGGTCAACCATGTGACCCGTAATGCCAGCACTACCCAGCAGCGCGAACAGGTAGTTGAACTCCCGCTTCACCTTCTCAAGCTGCTGATCGCTCACGACCGCATCGGCCACCAGCTGAGCCACGCTCCGCTCCCGCAACCCAGCCAAGCTGAAGCCTTGCCGCAGCGCACGGGGTCGAAGGTCCATCGTGTTCAGCCGAGCCGTGGTCTTGTCGACAATCGACAGGAGCTCCGTGCTCTGGAACTCCATGTTCCCATCTTCATCCAAGTAGTACGGCACTACACGCGCCGTTCTCGGATCAAAGACGTCGAACCGGCGGAACCCGTTTAGGTAGTACCACGCCAGGATCCACAGGGTCCGGCGGTACGTCAGCTTCGTCAGCTCTCGCTCGACGTGCTGATCAATGATGCGACCAAGAAGCTTCTTGTCCTTCGGTAGCGTGTAAGCGTCACTCGCCATTGTTCTTTCGCTTCCTCAGGGACTTCCAGCCAGGTGGCATTTCCTCAAACAGTTCAACGCCCTTTAGATTGAACGCAGACATCGGCGTCGGATCCGGTGCAGGAACCTTCTGGCTGGTGGGGGTCACCGTCGAATGGTCCACATCGTCACGTCCATAATACGCCTGCGCCAACATTTGGAAGTATACGAAAGGAATAGTGACGTACAGAGGGTTATGCGCGCGTTCCTCGCCGTTCATTGGGCTTCTCTCCGATTGAGTTCAGGATCATGCCAAGAGGCAACTGGTTGAAATCCACCCCCTCTACCGCAGGAACCCCACCAGCCGAGGCATTCCCGAGGGTCCCATCCTCCAGCATTTGCAGGACATCCATGCCCTCCACCCCACCAGCCGTCTGGCGATCCAAGCGTCCCCGCACCACAAACATGCTCATGGCGACGGTGTCGATGAAATCGTCGTGCTGGAGGCCGCCGGTGTCCGCGTCCGGGTTGAACTGTTCGATCTGCTCAAACAACATCCGCCACGGCAACTGACCCTTGCGCCACACCGGGAACTTGATGAGGCCGTGCTCAAAGCGGTAGTGGAGCGCGTTGATCTTGCTGGTCTTGTCTAGCGTGCCCACCCGCAACGGCACAATCCGGGGCGGGACTTGGCCGGTAACTTCAGCCGCCTTCTGCCGGACCATGCTCTCCATAGACGCGTACAGGCCAAACGACTGCCTGACCACCTCCGGGTGAATCGACGGGCAGCCCCACCGGCCAGCCATCGCAAAGCACTTCTCAATCAACAACTGCTCCCGACACTGCGCGCCCCAGGTGTCCAGCACAAACAAGCACGCATCCACCGGGTCATAGCCCATCAGCGTGCAGACCTTGTAGTCGCTGTCGCTGGTGTTCGTGTAACTGGTGTCCACCGTAATGAACATCCGCACCCGATTGCCCAGGAACTCCTGCACCGGCAACTTCTCCTCCCGCCCGTCCTTGCCGTACCAGCAGATCGTCGCGTTGCTCTTGCGGGGCTCCAGATCAAACTCAGCGTCCGGCTGCTCCAGCCACCACCCATGCTTCTCCCGCGTGACCTCGCCGAAGTGCAGGTCCTCCGCCTCACCCGGCTGAGCCAAGTACTCCGCCATGTAGTTGTGGGTGCCGATCAGCTCCTTGATCTCCTCCAGGCTCACCAAGCCCTTCAGCTTCGGATCAGACTCCTTCGCTTTCCGGTCAAGAGGCCACATCCCCGGCCAACAACTCTTGCGGACACCGTCATCCTCGTACTCCGCCTTCAACACCAGGCGCGCCCACTGGTCAAATCGGGAGTCCTTCGCCACCAACCCAACTGGCCCTTGCTCAGTCTCCATCGCGTGCCACGCGTAGTGTCGCCGACTCACGAACGTCGCCAACCACCGCACGCTCGTATCACGCCGGGTGACCATGGGCATGACCACCTTGAACAGCAGACGCTCCATGTACGACCGCAGCACACTCATGCTGGTCGATGCCTTCGGGTCGTACTCCGGGTCATCAAGCGCGTACACACGGGGGCGACCACCGCGCTGCCTGCTCTCCGCACTGATGGCGCGGAACCAGCTCCCGTTGTTCAAGTACATCATCTCCACGCCGAACGAACGCTCACCCCTCTTCGGAGTCAACCGGCCGTCCGGGAACTCCGGGCACCAATCGTCAATGAGCCGCTGGTTCGCTAGGAACTGCGTCTTCAACACCTGACTGGTCTGCTCCGCGTTATCTATGCTGCTCGTCGCGTAGATGAAGGAGTACGCCGGGCGGCTAACCATCTGCAAGAGTGCCGACTTGCGGAAACAGTTGCTCTTGGCAAAGCCACGCGGAGCAATTGCGACGCTGCGTGGTGCAAGCGCCCACAACCGGTAGATGGCAAAGTGGCCCAGTGGCGATTCGATGGGGTCATCATCGTAGAAGTATGGGTTGAACTCCTCTTCCCAGTCCGGGTACAGGTAGTAACGGTCAAAGAAGTTGATAGCCGCCGCGAGCGCGTGAGCCCTCTCGTTCGGTTCGCCCCCCACCAACCATTGCCTGCACGCGTTCACACGCGCGAGCCGCTGGCCTTCGGGGCTGAGCTCGAGGTAGTCAGGCGGTAACGGGTATAGGTCGTTGTTGTTGCGTTCGATCCGAACGATGCTCAACGCTTCCCCACCATCCGAATGACGGAGATGCGCAGCAGCGCGATCGCCATCACTTGCGGGTCAGTCACGAATCGGCCAAGGTCCTCGCAAATCATGAACCACTCATGCGAAGGCTTGATCCCGTCACGGAACATCACGCCCATCTGCGGCGGCTCCGCACCCCTGAACAGGCTCGGCTCAGGCACCCCAATGTCCTGAAGAATGGGGGCACCCAGGCGGTAACACTCGCTCGGGCTCATGCGGGACAGCAGCTCAAACACCCGCAGGAGGTGATCCGGAATCGCGGGCGGGGAGATACTGGGCTGCGAAGGGGAGACTGTCTGGGACTTTGACATGGTCTGTGGACTCCTTAAGGGACTGAACCAACTTTGCCGACGCACTGATCTTCACCGTCTGGTTCCCCTCAGTGTGCGTGATCTCGGCGTTCTGGTTGGTGATGATACCGTTGATCTCCGCAGTCTCCCGGATCACTCCCCGCAATTGCTTCATCGCCGCCATCGCTACCTTCGGATCCGAGTCCCGGCTGAACCCCACCAGCCGCTCCACCTCTTCCCGTACTTCCCAGTTGCTCTCCCGCATTGCTAGCGCAACGCCATCGAGCCCGAAGTAGGAACGGATCACCTCGTCGTTGTTGTGTTTCATTTTCAACGCATTGGCCTAATTGGAATTCCCCGAGAAGCGAGGTACCTGAGGATTGAAATTGGGTTTCCTCGAATCAAACGGCGAGTACGCACAGCTGAAGTTGCTTTAGCTTTTTCTTCCCCCTTACGCTCTCTTGCTTTCCGCTCTCTTGCTTTTTGAAGAGCCTCTGGTTCTGGACGGAACCTAGCTTCGGCTTGAGCCCTTGCTC